CATTGTTGATGCTCCAATTTGTTGAACTGTTGGTTGTTCAACTGATCCGACAACATACCCCGATGGGATAACTGCCAGAATACTCATTACTAATTGCTCCATATTGTCCAACGATGCTGGGTTGCTATTGTAAGCAACTATGGCTGTGATTGTCATATTGACTTTACATCTAACAGATGACTTGCCAATTGTTTCAATTTCAAGATACGGCGATGAAGGCACGAAAACGACTGCAGGTGGATAAACGGATTCTGGAACATAACTATAAACGCTACCAGTAACGCTGCTTAAAGCGGTTGCTAATGGTGTGCGAACTGATGAAAGAATTGTTGATGCGGGCATTTATTGAGCCATGCTTTCAACATCTATGTAAGCACCTAATAAACCAACGCATCTATTGAATAAACTTCGGCCAAGACGGAATGGCGTTGCGCTAAAATCTACACCCTCTATTTGTCCTCCGGCTGCAATTCTTGATTGAAAAACTTCGACTGAAACGGCAAAGACTGCTGATCGAACAGGCTGGACTCCAACATAAGTTGATGCGCCAGAAAGGGTAGCAGTTCCGGATGGGATGACATTAACTTCGAGTAAATCGGCATTAGTGATCGATGCTGAAAAGGTATATTGTCCAAGATTGTCTGCCAGCACAACTCTTGTTCCGTTATATGGACTTCCGCATCCTGCGATGACAACTGATTGTCCTTGGGTAAATTCATGAATTCCTAGTGTAGTAAAAGTGGCGACATTATCTGTCAGCGACACTTTTTCGATTGGGCTTTTGAATGTAACTAACATTGGAAGGATTATGCCTTCACTTGTATCTATGATGCCATCAAGATAAGTATCGTTGTATAAAGCAGACGACACGCCAAGGATAGATCTCAACTCGGTGGCTGTAATTATGCTTGGCATGTCATCTCCTTACTCCCTTAATGGATGCCTAGGATCGGGAGCAACCCTAGGCACTCAGTTAAATTACGCTATGTCTAGTTTGCGGAATGCTGTTGGGTAGCGATTAACTACTGCAACATAACCATACAAACCAATTTCAACACGGCCGTTTGCAACAATATTGGCACGAATCTCAAAAGTTCCAGATTCATGGAATCGCATTGCTTGTGAAGGATAAACCAAAGCAACCTTTGCATTGCCTGTGTTACCTGTGTAGTTAGGATCTACAACTAGATCAAGTCCTGCAACTGTTCCATTTGTTGAACCTTGAGTTACTAGACCGGCAGCATTTTGTGGTGCTGCTGCTGCAAATAGTGGTCGCTGTGATCCATCAACTGCGCCAAGAATGTTAGCAAAATCGATATTCACATAACCACCTGAAGGTGCAACTAACAATTTGCTAGGTGTCATTCTCATTACATTGTAAGAATCAGCAATTCCATCTGCAATAGACTTGTAAAGTGTTGAGCCTGTTGAGGAATCTGCGCCGTCTGCTGCAATTTTTGCTGCATAAGCATCAGTCTTTTGTGCGTATGAAGCAGCCAACTCACGGATAAGCAAATCTAGGAAACTTGGATCCGATCTATCAAGAACTTCTTGATTGATAACATTTGCGCCGGCGAACTTGACGATATTATCCTCTTGAAAAGTTACTGCTGTGTCTTGTGAAGCATATTCAGCACCTTCAGCAGTTAATCCCATAATCGCCTGAGCACCTAATACAGGAGTGAAAATTTTAAGCCCAGAAGCAGGAAGCGGTGCACGCTCGATGCTATCAATGAACGGACGAGATGAATCGATAACTCCGATAACATCACGCAAATAGTTTGGCGGAACCATACCTGTGTTTTCTGAAACTGTTCCAATTGCCAATGCTGCTAATAGATCACGAGCATCGGTGTCGCCTTGAATTGCACGAATTTGTGCTGACGCATATTGCCCTGCTGTAACATTTGTATCAACTCTTGGCTTTGTGTATGCCATGTAGTTTGCTGTTACAACTGGAGCCTGTGTCGCTTCTACCGCTTCGGTTGCGATAGGAGCCTCAGAAGTAATTTCTGACACTTTGTTCTCCTTTGTTGTTGTTTCCTCAGCGGTTGCTTCGGAATTCTCTGTGGTTTCACTTGCTGCAACTTCAGCGACCCTTGCGCTGTCGATTGCTGGATCTGTTACGAGTGAAACTTCTTGAAGTGTGCTTGATTTGATTCTTAGCACGCCTTCCTCATTTTTCCATTCATTAATTTTTACGCCGACACTAAAACCATCTCTTAAGCCTGTGGCTGCTTCCTCAAGCGCATCATCTGCACGAAAAGTCTTAGCCAAACGAAAAGTTGCTTCCAAGCCTGTATCTGTGGCAGTAATGTCAATTAACTTGCCTAAAGGCTTAGTTGTTTGGTGCTCAAGTAATAATTTGACAGGCTTTGAAAAATCAATACTGTCTTTCTCAAATACAGTTAATCCTGCGCTGGTTGAACCTTGCTCATCCCAAGTTACGATCTTGCCTGAGATAGTTCGCTTGTTTGTATCGGCAGCGGTTATTTCTATTGGGAAACTAATTTTCATCGAATTAGATCCTCCTCCTCTTGGATTTGCTCAACGCTCATTGCGCCAATGCGGTTTAGGATTTCATAAACTTGCGCACGCTCTAAAGCAGATCCACGCAAGAAATCATCAATGTCAAATCGAGTTTCAATTCCGTTAGGGCAGAAATCGGCTTGAGATAATCTTTGTTCAATTGCAGTTAAGACTGGTCGAAGTGAAAAGTCAATAAGTGCTTTTCTTTCAGCAGTCATGTTTGAATAAGTCATTGAAGTAGTTTCGGCAGATATGAAACTGGCCGGAATACCGCTTGCTCTGCTAATTTCCAAAGCCAAGTACTGTCTGGCCTCATTTAATTGTAATTTAGCAGGATCGAAACCTAATGCTTGCAATTCAACATCAGCGTTTAAGAAAGCAGTTGATCTTGTTGATCTTGATGTTCTCCAAGATTCCAAAAGTTTTGTAATTCGCTCAGGTGTTAAGTTTGTGCCATTTGATTTCAAAACCATTTGTGGCATTGGCTCTTTTGCGTACATCTCTGCTGCTTTTTCTAATTCTGCTGCTGCTTTAATTGTGCGACCTGCTCGATTTAATATTCCTTCATCTAAACCATTAAATACAATTAAAGATCCAAGTCCGAATGGTGGCACTCGCTTGCCATCAACTGTGTAATACTCAATCTCAGTTGAGTTACCATTTAATGAAGCAAATACTCTGTTTGGTGCAATTCTTGTCCATGCACGAATTCTTGAAGCATCGGTTGAAGCATAAGCATCCATGATCATTCCATAAGCAACGCCATAAAGTAATAAATCCTCAGCAATCCATGCGTATATTGCTGAACCTGCAACTCTTGGATCTGGTTGCATAATTACTCGGTTTGGTCTTATGTGTTCATTTGTAAAATGATTGTATTGCTCAAGCGGTAAAGATCCCACAGTTGAACAAATTATATTTCTTGCTCTTGCTCCGGCTGGTATCGCCATAAATTGTTCTCTAGTTGCAGTAGTTGTTCCAAATAAAATTCCGCCAACTAATTGTTGTGCGTTATATGGAGATAATGCAGCAGCAACATCAACTTGCAAATTTGGTTGATTTGATCTAGCGTTAAATCGATCGAATAATCCCATTAGCATATAATATACCATAAATACAAATTACCCGACTTGAATATCAATCTCCGTTTCTGGTTGTGTCGCAAAATAGGTTGCAAGACTACTGGCGACGGCTGCACAAACCGCCACCCTGCTAGCCCTTCTCCCGATGATCCATGACCCATCCCCATAGGGCAGTTTCGCAGCGGAAAGAGTTTGTTGGGTAAGTTCATCTTGCCCACCATGCTGTAATCGATGTGAATTTATTGCGCCCAGCCATCGATCACAACTTTCAGCGTATATCGCCCCATCCATATCTGTAATGGGAATTCCAGCAGGTACTAACCGACTTGCGACGGCTTGTGCAGTCCTTTTAGAATAAGCGACAGTCTGAACATTGTATTTTCTAACATAAGGAGCAATATCATTTGCAACTGCTAAATCATTAATTGAATAATCATTTGACCAAGTATGTAACAAAACTAAATTAAATCTTTCTCCAAAAAGTTTCTGGGTAGCAACTAATGCCGCAAATTTTCGATCTGGAGATAAATCTAATCCAAGCCATGTAGGTGCTTCCGGATCTAAAGGTATCGGCTCGACCTGACATAAAGCCCATTTTTGTGCATCGATTGCTGAATTGATTGTATCGACCCATTGACATAAAACTTCAGTTCGCACAATATCTGGAGGATCATTAATTACGGCTCGAAGGTTATCTGGGTGCATTGTGATACTAAGCGATGGGTTGGCTTGAGCAAATGCCGGCCAGTTTATATCACCAGACGGAAGGAGTATTGGTGCATCAGGTTCAGCACTCCACTCAAACCAACCTATCGTGTCGGAGGGGTTTGTGGAGGCTGCTAATCCACGCTCCCTAAGTTTATTAAGGATAACTGAATGTTGATCTCCAGCGTTTGAATAAGTCCATACCTGTGGATTTTTAGATGCCATCATTGTGTATCGCATTGATGACCAAGCATCCTCATCTTTGTATTCACGCAACTCATCAAGATGTATCGTGGATGGAGCAGAAATTCCTCGGCTTGCATTGTTTGCAGCCTTTACAACAAATCGCCTACCGCCTTTAAGTTCCATTTCCTCAGCACCATGTTGCCATCTAATCTTTTTTACTTCAGACGCTAGTTTGTCATTATTCTCAATAATCCCAACCATCTGCCTAAAAGTTTCCAATGAGGTTGTAAGTCGGTGCGCTGATGATAGTTGCAGATTTTCGCCCCAGACATACATGCCGGTCAGGATACGCAAAAGCATAAATGTGCTCTTTCCGTTTTGCCTAGCCAAAAGCAAATTATTTAATTGAGAGTGCCACCGGCCATCCTCCTTGACCTTATGACCATGAATAGCCACAAACTCTTGCCAAGGCATAAGCGGTATGCCGATCTCCTTAGCGAACTCAATCATTTCATGACCTTTAGACGGCAAATCATTCAAAGGAGAGTGAATTCGGGGAGTTTGTACACCTCCTAATTCTGATTGAGGCTTAACTCCTTCGATCAATTCTTTTTCAAAGTTGTTCAAATCGATCCAGTCTGATCGTGGGGGATTGAGGTATTTCGTGGGTTAGAAAGGGAAAGGGAGGTCGGTGGTGTCCTCTTGCTCACAAAAAAACGCCCCCCTTTAGCCAAATTACACCTGCGACATGCAGCAACTAAATTCTCATCGTTGTCAAGCCCACCCAAACGGCGTGGTATTACATGATCTACTGTATCAGCCTCAAGCCCACAGTATTGGCAAATGAACTGATCCCTTCGCAGTATCCGCTGCTTGATTTTTATCCATTGTCTTGTAGATCCGGTTGATCTTAATGCACTCTTACTCAATACCAGCCCTTAATCTTATGATGTGCTAAAGCATTACAAGGATTAGAGTATCGCTTTTGAATGTACTTTAATTGCCAATCAATTTGTTTATATCCATCAACTGTTGCTAGCCATTTAGATCTACCTTGAGGAATACCATGATGACTACCATTCTTAGCCTTTGGGTTCCATCTTGATTCTTTGTAGTTTAATTCATCTAAGCAATGAAACTGTTCAACATTATTTAACTGAATAAAAGCCCATTGTCTGTAATGATTAATCTTATTAACTTCAACGGAATGTGCTTTTTCAAAGCCTGAAATGTTGGCTAAACATAGAGCGATCCCAATTAGCGAGCACCTTGCGAACCTCCCCCTTCGGGGTTCGCCTTTTGGCTTTGAGAGCCAATGCTCTTTATAGCGTATCATATCCAACCAAATTGAACGGCGTGTCTGCGTAGATTTCATATACTCATCCATCCTATGTATTTTGCATCTGGGTTATCTAAGAGCCATTGCTCACGCAATTGATTCTGATAAGCCCAATTAATTTGATGTGTCATTTCATCATGATCAGCGCACATGTATGGCACTCCTTATCTGCAAACATCCATGATCCGCATTTAGTGCAGCGCATTACAGGTTCCTGAGTGTCAGTAGCCTCTGCTATATTCTTGGTTCCAACTGCGCAACATTTTAAGCATTGATACACTCTAAAGCCATCGGCCTCTGGGTATCCATCTAACCATTCAAATTCAGTATTGGCTGAGCAGAAATTACATCTAAAATTAACCATCTTTACCAGCCCATCCAGTTCCCTTAAAGATCGTTGGCACCGCTGTATAGACACGCCTTAAAGGTGCAGCACATACTTGACAATGAGGGATTTTATGATCCATTGGTAAATCCAATACAATCAGCAACCCCTCACCATCGCACATGTAATCGTAATTAGGCATGATAAGGAATCCGGTTAATTGCGTGGCAGGAATAGCATCGAAGCAGATCGCCCTCATGAAGTAATCTGTCATCGTTGCATAGATCGCAAGTAACTGTTGATGGCTCTACTTTAATTCCGTTATCGGTAAAGGT